GTTTTTACAGTTCCTGCCTGATAACTTGTCGGACAAGATTGTGAACAAACTACTTGGAATGATTGGACTAGGATGAGTGACGAAAAGCCAGCAGACATACTAAGCAAGGTGCTGTCCTATGTGGATAGCCCGTTTAAACTGTTCGCGCTGATACTCATGGCGGTGTTTGCGTTCTCTGGATATTTTGTTTGGCAAAACCAAGAACTGCTGATGGGCGCATACAAAGAATCTAAGAAGATGCCAAGCATTGTTGAGGACAGGGTAGAAGATGCCGCCGCTCATTTGTTTAAAACCACCAACGCTACCATTGTTGCTGTGTTCAAAGTAAACCCTATGTTTGGAACCAGAGTTCTGTACCGTGCTTATACCAAAGAAGGCAGGGACAAAACCAATGACGGTCTTGACGTTGGCTTGTTTACCCAGAACTCCGCCAACAACGCAGATGTGGTCAAGCTGATGGCAAGCGAGATACCTTGCGGGGAATATAAGTCAGCGCAATCCGAGATGGGTTTGTGGTACATCGCCAAGGGGGTTGCCTACACTTGCCGAATTAGCATTCCACCTGACCCAAACAGATTTGTAGGTCAAATTACTGTGGGATGGGATAATGAACCTACTGATATTCAGGTGACAAGAACCATGATGGATATTGCGGCAACCATGCTTTCAAGGAGTAAACAGTAATGGCTCAGTTTGAACCAGCCTTTGAGCAGATGATGAAAGACGAGGGCGGCTACGTCCTCCACGAAGTACCCGGCGACACGGGCGGTATGACCTACGCAGGTATTGCTAGGAACAAGAACCCGCAGTGGCCCGGCTGGGCGCTGGTAGATAAGAAAGAGTTTGGTGGCTCCCTTACGCCTATGGTGCGTGAGTTCTATCGGATTGAGTTTTGGGACAAGATGCGCGGTAATGAAATTTCAAACCAAGAAGTAGCCAACACCATCTTTAACTTTGGTGTAAACGCAGGTATGGGCATGGCTGTAAAGCTGGCTCAGTTGGTCATTGGCGCTACTCCAGACGGCGGTATTGGTGCTAAAACCATCGAGAAGCTTAACCAGATCACGGACGGCCAGCGGTTCAAAGAATCCTACGCTTTGGCAAAGATTGCCCGCTACGTTGAGATATGCAACAAGAACCCTGTGCAGGTCAAGTTCCTCAAGGGCTGGATTAACCGCACATTGAAAGGCCTAGCATGAGCTTGCTTGCCGTTGGATCAATCATTGAAGCCGTGGGTAAGGTTGCAGGCGACCTGATTACCACTGACAAAGAAAAGATGGAGATGGAGATTGAGCAACGTAAGCTTGATCTTGAAGAGAAGCGCATCGACCAAGCCACAGATCTAGCGCAGATCGAGGTTAACAAGATTGAAGCCGCCTCATCCAGTGTGTTTGTTTCAGGCTGGAGGCCAGCCATCGGTTGGATTGGTGTAGCGGCTATGGGCTATCAGTTTCTGCTGTATCCATTGTTTCAGTGGGCATGGAAATACTTGCAAGCTATGGGCTGGGTTCCTATTGGTATGGATCCCCCGCCAGTACTAGACGCAGACCAACTTTGGGTGATATTATCAGGCATCTTGGGCATTGCCGGCATGCGTTCTTTTGAGAAGACCAAAGGCGTTGCCAGTAAATAAGGGTAGCTCATGGCGCTTAAAAAACTTGTACTAAAACCGGGCGTTAACCGGGAGAACACCCGTTATACCAACGAAGGTGGTTGGTATGAGTCCGACAAAGTGCGGTTCCGCCAAGGCTCGCCTGAGAAGATTGGTGGCTGGGCGCGTATTTCTACATCTACATTCCAAGGTCTGTGCCGTTCATTGTGGAACTGGATCACGCTAGATAACTTAAATATTATCGGTGTAGGCACTAACTTAAAGTTCTATTTGGAAGTAGGCGGCAACTACAACGACATTACGCCCATTCGGTCGGCAGCCATTCTAAGTAACCCGTTTGCCACAACCAACTTACTTACATTAGTTACAGTCACTGATACAGCCCACGGCGCAATTACAGGTGACTTTGTAACGTTCAGCAACGTAGCTCCCGTGGGGGGCCTTGACTTAAACGGCGAGTATTCTATTACCGTTGTTAATGCTAATACATACACAATCGTAGCGGCTACGGCGGCTACCTCTACTGTGGCGGCTGGTGGTGGAACGACTGTCAATGCCGTCTATCAAATTAACACAGGTGATCCATACGAAATTCCATTATCCGGCTGGGGTGCCGGTACGTGGGGCGCGGGTGTTTGGGGCTTTGGCGGTACGTCTACGTCTGCCCTGCGTTTGTGGAGCCAGAACAACTTTGGTGAAGACTTGGTGTATGCCTACCGTGGTGGCCCAATCTATTACTGGGATGCTGGTTATGGCGTTGACCCATCTTTGGCTTCAATCACCATAGCTTCTCCTGCGGTAGTTACAGCGGCGTTTAGTCTGCCTAATGGCTCTCCAGTCATTCTTACTAACAGTGGTTATCCTGCGGCACTCCCTACAGGCCTGTCACCCGGAACTATTTATTACGTGATTAACTCTAGCGGTAACACGTTTAATCTGGCTTTGACGGTTGGTGGTGCGGCTATTACCACTACAGGAACCCAGTCTGGCGATCACTACATAATGCCCAATGGTATAGACATCGCAAGTTTGGCGGGTGCATCAGACTGCCCAATCATTCAGAACTTTGTATTTGTATCTGACATTAGTCGGTTTGTTTTTGCGTTTGGCTGTAATGATCTAGGATCTACCACGCAAAACCCCATGTTGATTCGTTGGTCGGATCAGGAGTCTGTGGTTAACTGGACACCCTCTGCAACCAATCAGGCCGGTAGTGTGCAGTTGTCGCACGGCTCTAGCATTGTGACTGCCGTTCAGACTCGTCAAGAGATCTTGGTGTGGACTGATTCTGCTATCTATTCTCTCCAATACATTGGCCCACCCGTGGTCTGGTCTAGCCAGTTGATGGGAGATAACATCTCTATCCTTGGTCAGAACGCAGCAACCCAAGCTTCTGGTGTGGTGTACTGGATGGGCGTAGATAAGTTCTATCTTTACGATGGACGTTTACAGACTTTGCCATGCGACCTGCGCCGGTACGTGTACCAAGACATTAACCTTCAGCAAAACCAACAAGTGTTTGCCAGTACAAACGAAGGCTTTAACGAAGTCTGGTGGTTCTACTGCTCGGCTGGTAGTCTGACAGCCAACCGTTATATTGTGTACAACTACCTTGAGAAGATCTGGTACTACGGCACGATGGAGCGTACAGCTTGGTTAGACTCTGGTTTAAGAGACTTTCCTATTGCCGCTACGTATAACTACAACCTGGTTAACCAAGAGTTTGGTTTAGACAATAACGAAACAGGTACGCCGTTGGGTATTGAGGCTTACATATCCTCCTCTGAGTTTGACATTGAAGACGGCGAACACTTTGGTTTTGTTTGGAGAATGTTGCCTGACTTGACGTTCTCAGGATCAGACGCATCTCCTACGCCCGAAGTAACTTACACGCTCTACCCCATGAAAAATTCTGGCTCTGGCACGGGAACGCCGGCAGTGTCTAATGTTGATAAGTTAACCGGTGCTGAGTACACAGTGACTGAAGGCTTTACAGGACAGATTAACACCCGTGTGCGGGGTAGACAGTTAATCTTGAAGGTTAGCTCAGACAATCTAGGAACAGCTTGGCAGTTGGGTGCTACTCGTATTGACATCAGACCGGACGGCAGACGATGAGCTACATCATTACGTCTGACTTTGAACTAAACAAGGTAGCCGCACCTAACCTGCCGCTACCTCCAAACGAGTATGACCGTGTTTATTTTGACCAGATGCTCAATGTGTTGCGTCTGTACTTCAACAGGATTGATGCGCTAACAACCCAGCTGCAAACATCTTCTGGTGGGGCGGGGATACGTTTGCCGTATGGAGCTTTTTCTAGCGATCAGGATCAAACAACAACAGCTAATACGGCTACGTTGATGACGCTCAACACCACAGACTTTACCAACGGCGTCACTATTGCAACTTCTAAAATTACGGTAGCAACTGCCGGTATTTACAACTTGCAGTTCAGTACGCAGTTTGCAAACACAAACAGTAACGTCCAAGATGTCTATATTTGGTTAAAACAAGGCGGTGTAGATATTCCGGGGTCAACTGGTTTTGTATCTGTTCCGGGAAGTCACGGAGGTACGGATGGGCACTCAATTGTTGGCTGGAACTATTTTTTAAGCATGACAGCAAACGACTACGTTGAGATTTATTGGTCTGTGCCTAATGTTGCTGTGACTATTCAACACCTTGCCGCTTCCGGCACACCCACTAAGCCGTCTACGCAGTCGGTGGTGGCTACAATGACATTTGTTTCGGCATTAGCTTAAGGATTTAAAATGCCAGTTGATTATTTTGCACAACAATTTGGAAAAGATGTATTTGAAGATACATCGCCTGCAACTCCAGCGCCCATGCCTACACCCGTGGCAACTACACCAGCTCCTGTAGCGTTGCCTTCTCCAACTCCGCCAGCAATGACGGTTAATGACTTGTACACGCAAGTACTTGGTCGTGCTCCAGATCAAGAAGGCCTTCAGTATTGGCAAGGTGCTTTTGGTGCTGGCCCAGTTACTGCAGATCAGCAAGCCAGTTTTATGCAGGCCGCACAAGGTGAGCTGGCCAATCGTTCGACTCAAGAGCAAGCGCTGTTAGCTCCTAAAGTTGTTGATTCAAGGGCTACTGGCGTATCTAATGAAGCCATTGTTGATTGGTTTAAAGCAAACCCTAATGCGGATGACGCCACTATTGCTAGAACAATGAAGGAGGCGGCAGTTACTCCGGAGCAAGTCGCCAAAGCAACGGGCACTAACTTTGCTGATGTAAATAATAGGTACTTGGCGGCTACTCAGATGACTCCTGAGAAAGTCCAACAGCAAATTATTGCTGATGAACGTAACCGAAATACCGATGGTATTGCTTCTCTTAACTTGCAAAAAACAACTGATATTGGTGGAACGGCTGGAGGAATGCCAAAGCCAGTGCCTTTGGGCGATGGAACTTTTAAAACTGTAGGCGGCACAATTATTGACGCTAATGGTTATCCGGTCGTTGACAAAACCAAAGTAGTTAATGACTTATACGCAACGATTGGTCGTACTGGTATGGGCACTGGCACAAACCAAATTGACCAAGGCGGGTTCAATCATTTTAAAAATATGCTCGACACGGGCATGACGGCAGACCAAGTTAAAACTGAGTTTCAAAAGGCCGTTAATCAGTTTTTGATAGATAGGCCAACTGACGAATACTCAAAGTACGTAGCGCCTATTTACCTTAAGTCAATTACAGACAACCTTGCCAAAGACACAACGCTATCGGCCTTTGACAGAAACAACAAGATCTTTGAGACTGCCCAACAATACGGCATGGATGACGCCGCTATTGACAAAGCTTTTGGCAAAGAAGCTGCTGATGCATATCGTAAAGATTACGGCAGTCAGATTAAATCTTTCATCACCACTACGCTGGGTAAAGACGAAGGCACAACGTTTGATGAAATAGCAACCATCAAGAATGAAGCTCGCACTCGAGGCCTTGATGCCAATGAGATAGCCAAGTACTCTGGCTTAAAAAAAGACGGGGTAGATACCCTGTTTGATGCTTACGACAAGGGTCTGGCTAATCTTGCCAAGGGTTTTGATGAGGCTAAAACTAAGGCTGGTACAGACGCTACAGCCCTGTCCGAAGCTGAAGCCAACAAAGCCAAGACCATGCTGGCACTCCAAAGCCAGTACAAAGTCACAGACGAAGACCTTGCCAAGGCTGGAAACACTACAGTCAAAGCCGTTCAGGATTACTTAAACCCTGTTAAAGAAGCGCCAAAAACCCTTGAGGCTTTGATGAACGACACCAAAATGTCGGCGTCAGAGATCAGGGCAAAGATTGAAGAGCTTAAGTCTCACCCAGCTGTTAGTGGAATTTATGGTGCGGCTTTGCAAAAGTTTAGCGACAAAGCGGCTAAAGACTATTCCGGTGAATACGGCGGTAAGAAGTTTGAAAGCCTGAACCCTATTGCTGTGAGCACTGTTCTTGAACAGCTTAAAGCCCAGCAAGCCGCTGGCACAGCCCAATACTACCAAGGTGGTGCGAAGGACGGGAAGAAGGGCGGCTTTGGTTCATTAGACGCAATGACCGAAGACATGGCTAAAAACCTTGTGGCCGCTGGCATTACCGACATTCGTCAGGTGGGCCAAGTTCCTGTTTATGAAACTGCACAAGAAATTGGCAAAACGTATAACGGAAAACAAGTTACAAAAATTGACCTTGGCGATGGCGAAATTAGAGATGCGGTATATCAAGGGACTGGTAAATTTGACAGTGATGGCAACGAAATCGGTCAATACGTGCCAGTGCCTAAAGATGCCAAATTAACAACTTTGTATGGGCAAGTGGGTAGTGAAGGTGAATATATTCCTGTTGACCCATCAAAATTAACAAAAGATAAAAATGGGAAAATGGTTATCCAGACGGGCACAACGGCTGGAAACAAAACAACCGG